CGTAAAACCTGTTTTTAATATATTTGAAGCAGGTTTAGCTGTTATAGCACTTGCAAAAGCAGGAATACCAACAAAATCAAGTCCAAACTTTGTGGCACTTTCAACCATTAAAGGATTATCAATAGAAGCAATTCCTAGTTCTCCCTTTAGAGCTTGACCAGGTATTTTAAAACTTTCAATCATAGAGTCTACGAAAGAAGGAGTATCGGGACGTATTGAGAGTACTCTTTCAATACCTGCTGGAGCTTTTTTATCAAAACTTAAAGGCAGAATTGTAAATTTTTCTCTAGAAGATGCTTGTTGATTCAAGTGATCCTCGTAGTTCTTTTTTTGCCTGGAGCCAGTATATCAGAAAATCTGTTCTTGACTATCCTTACTTTTCTGGTCGGCTTCTTGTTTAATTTTCTTCTGATTTTAAAAAGTCTGTTCATTAGAAAGTACCTTTAAAAGTTCCCCCACGGTTTTTCATCACTCCACCCATAGCTTTTTTAACTGTAGGAATATTTCTCTCTGGTAAAAGACCTGCTGTTTTTCTTGCTTTTGTGTAACCAACATCTAAACCTTTTTTAAGTTGTTTAGTTTGTTTAAGCATTTCTTTAATAGCTTCTTCCTTACTTTTACCTTTTTTCTTTTGGCTCTTAATAAATCCTTCAACTCTTTTTTCTGCTGCTCCTGGTTTAAGAGCTTCGGATCCTTTTACCTTTGCTCCTTTTGGTATTATTCCTTGTTTTTTTAAATCAGAGAGCATCAAGTTACCCATGTTTACGGCAGACCTAATTTCTTTTTTTACGTTTTCAACTCCACCATCCCTTTTTTTAACCATCGTGCCACCCATTTTTTTAGCTCTGTCTTTAGTCTTGGCAACTTTTTCTTGTTGTTTTTTTAAATCTTTGTCAGACATTATTTTTCTGTTCATTTCTTTCATCTCAGATTTAGTCTGACCTTTATAAGGATCTTTTTTCTTTTTAGACTTAACTGCTCTCAACTTGAACCCAGTAAATGTCTGTGGATCTGGGACTCTTAATGTTTCAAAATTAAATTGCATCATCTTTTGACCCTCGGCAGTATCCGTTCCTTTGTAGCCATAATCTGTGCTTATCTTAGGATTTAATTTTTGTAACATTTTGATTGTAGTGTTGTGTGCTTTAGCTATGCCACTTAAAGTATCTCCTTTTTTTACATCATACTTTTTAGTCATTTTACTAGCACCACCAGCTTGGATGGCTTTTTTTAAGTCTCCTATGAAACTTCCAGTTGATTGAGATCTGTCTGTCATGTTATGCTCCTAATAATATTCTCTCGCTCTTCGAGGAAACCAATCTTCTGGCTCATCCTCACCTTTTAGTGATATAAAACCACCTTGTCTGAATCTCATAATAGCCATTGTCATACTATCACAATAGTCATCATGATCTCCATTTGGAAACGAAGCTACCTCTTCTATAACTTCGTCTGCAAACTTTGAATTAGGATACCACACTTTTCCCGATTCGAAAATAGGAGATACCATATGCATCCTTGTAACCTTATCCAAGTTACCCCCTTTACGTCTTCCAGGACTAAAAGTAACCACGGGCAGATTAATCATTCTCATCTCATCTGCCAAAGGTTGACCCGATCCCTTCGCCTCAATAAGCATCATGTCAGGTTCCCAATATTCGTTTTGCTCTATCGCTATCGTCTTTAACTCTGGAAAGTTCCATCTCCCCTTTGTCGCATCTAATAAAATAATATGTTGTTCGCCATCTTCCTTCGGTTCAAAAATACCCCATGTGGTTATGGCACTATAGTCGGCAGTCTCTTTTTTACTGTAAGCCGTATCGTAACTTTGAATTATATAGTCAAGTCTCGGTGTGTCTTCTCTTTCCCATAACTGCCACCAATCACGCTTGACCATGGCAACTTCTTCGCTGGTTGGATTCTGCTGCCATTGTGCATTCCACTTGCCAATGGACAGTGAAGCCTTGACCTTTAACAATTCATCAACATTCCAAAATTCGGGCCATAAAGGTTTATCATTAGGAAGTATCGCTGGAAACTCGACCACTTCCCATTGATCTGCCATAGCATCTTTTGCTTGATCTGTAATTAATCTTCCCGTGAGGTCTTTCTTTGACCATCTTGTTTGCACAATGATGATGCTTCCCCCAGGTTGTAATCTTTGTCGTGGTCCAGAAGTGTACCACTCGTATGTATTGTCATACGCTGATGAAGACATAGCGTCTTGTTCAGAATGTGGATCATCAATGATTAACAAATCTGCACCACGACCTGTCATTGCGGCTCCCACCCCTGCTGCAAAATACTCCCCGCCACGGCTCGTTTCCCATCTTCCAGCCGCCTGGCTGTCCTGTTTCAAGTCCGTGTCTGGAAATACATCGCTATAGATAGGATCAGCGATGAGATCACGAACCTTTCTTCCAAATCTTACCGCAAGTTCTGTATTCATGGTAGCTTGTATAATCTTTAATTTAGGGTTTCTTCCTAAAAACCACGATGGCATGAGATAGGATGCGAGTTCTGACTTCGAATGTCGAGGCGGCATATTGATAATTAATCTTTTTAATTTTCCGTTGGCAATGGCTTCTAGCTTCTCAGCAATTATTCTGTGATGCCGTCCTTCAATAAAACCCTCATAGACATGTTTAGCATAAATCATAAACTTATCCCTCGCTAATTTACGAGTTTCAAGTTTCTTCTTTTGCTCCTCAAGTCCAAGAAGTTCTTGTAACACCTCTTTGGGCAGTGCGTCTAAGTTCATTTATCCTAAAAAATAACCACATAAGAATGCGTAACCCCACACTCCTAAAATGATATGCGTCCACTGTTCATTGTACATTTTCAAACGATAATATATTTCAATGAATTTATCAAGCTAACATGACATGACATGCGTGTATACGACTATCCCCTTTATATGGGGGGAGGGGGATAGTTAACATGTTAAGTAAATATAGAAATAGATTAAGTTACCCGATAGTTAACATGTTAAGTAATAAATAATAATGGTTAACTTGTTAAGGAATACCTAGGTGAATAGTTAACATGTTAACGGAACGAAACATGAACATCTGGATAGTTAACATGTTAATGAGTTGGTAGGCTAATTTGTTCAATAAAATCAATGGTTTAACTTTTATTGTTGCAATTAGTTGTGCATTTTGTAATCTATACTTAACAGAAACAAAAAAACGAGGTTAAAAAATGAAAGATTTCTTAAACAAAACAAGCCTAGCAAATGGTACACTTGTTAGAGTATTTAAAAACTTAACAAGAGATACTTGGAGTGTTCAGATCAAAACTGTAAAAGGTTGGAGAGTTGTCGGATACTGTGAAGAAATGAGACTAAACAATGCTAGACCAGTTGTCTCTGAAAAAGGAAGACAGAGAGTTCTCAAAGAAAGAAAGAAGTATGTTCATGCTTTCATCGAAGGTGAATGGTGTGATGGTTGGACATTAACTGGTCAACATGAATTGATCTCATACAATCCATATATGTTCGGAGCTTTCTACACAGTTCCAGTTCATGATCTTGGAGGTAAGAAACATGGATCTTACAAACCAGTTCCATCTGACTGGAGAGGAACTGTCTATCTAAACAGAGACAGTCAGTCAAAGAGATTAACAACTTGGAGGGAGGTAGCATAAAGTTAGGGAGCTTCGGCTCCCAACTGTCAAGAGATGTGTGTCTCTTCTGATGAGATCAAAAGATCGAAACAGTTAACTTAAACCGAGGAGTAAAAAATGACTAATTATTGTTTTACAGATGTGGTTGATGGTAACCAGTTTAGAATTGCCAAGATCACTGAAAACGAAAGTGGATATAATCCACTTGGTAAAAGGAATAAAAACGATCCACATGAAATGGATAAGTTTGTATTCGATACTAAAAAGGAAGCGAGGATCGTAGTAGATAACATGAACTCACATCTTGGTGTCGATGAAGACAGAGAGTGGGAGATAAAATTCTCTACCATGCTCAACGATGACGGAACGTTAAAACAATAATCAACCGAGGGAGCTTCGGCTCCCTCACAACCAACGAGGTATAAAAAATGAAAATGACAGAAAAAAATAAAAAGATATTACTTGAAGCTCAAGACAAGTTAAATCAAGCACGACAGTTATTTGATGATTTCAAGTTTGAATATTGCGAAAGACTTAATCCATTTCAAGAGTGTATCTTGGAAGATGCAATTTATGAACTTGAAACTATCGAGTATAAAGTTGATGAACAGTTTGAATTAATGGAGGAAGTATAAAAGAGTTTAACCTCGGAAGATGGGAGCTTCGGCTCCCATTTTTTTTGCTGCACTACGGTCGCTCCCTACGGTCGCTATAAACGGTCATGACCTTCGGTCATGTCTCTTGTACGGTCACTATAGGACAAGACGCAAGACGCA